ATCTGTTCAAAGGTCTTTACTTCGACTACATCATGGCCAATCCGCCCTTCAATCTGAAAGGCTGGTACGACGATAATCTGAAAAACGATTCCCGCTGGGTGGATTACCAGACGCCGCCGGAGAGCAACGCTAACTATGCATGGATCCTCCACATTCTTTCCCATTTGAAAGCGCTCAAGGGTGTTGCAGGATTCCTGCTGGCCAATGGCGCTTTGGGCGACAGCGATACGCTTGAGATCCGAAAAAAGCTGATCCAGAATGATAAGGTCGAAGCCATTATCATTCTTCCGCGTGAGCTTTTTATCACTACGGATATCAGCGTCACCCTCTGGATCCTGAATCAGAATAAAAAGGGCGGGGCGTATCACGGCAGAATGCTGCGCAGCCGCGCGGGCGAAATCCTGTTCATGGATCTGCGCACGTGGACAGAAAACCCGGTTAAAAACGAGAGCAAAAAGAAAGTCCTTTTAAGCAGCGAACAGATTCAAAAAGCCGCCGACATTTATCACACATGGCAATCCGAGGGAACCGACGGCGCAAATTATGCTGTGCCGGAGCTTTACCGCAGCGTCAGGAAGGACGAAATTGAAAAGCAGGGCTGGAGTCTTGTCCCCAGCAAGTATATCGAGTTTATCGACCATGATCTGGAGATCGACTATGCCGCTGAAATGAGCCGTATTCAAAAAGAGATGCTCGAAGTTCTGAAGCAGGAAATGAAGTCCCAAAAGATGCTTGAAGATGCCTTCAGGGGGATTGGGTATGAGCTTGCATAAATATCGATTGGGCGAGTTGATTGAACTGCTTGAACATACGAACAGTGACTTGCACTACGGTGTTGATGATGTGCGAGGCGTTAATAACCTCAAACGCCTTATGCCCACAAAAGCAGACGTAAATGAGCGTGATTTAAGCAAATTCCAGATTGTTAAACCTGGCGAATTTGTTTTCAATCATCGAACCTCTCGTAATGGCAGTAAATTCAGCATCGCTTTAAATGATGGAAATACTCCTGTTATATGCACGGAGGATTATGTGGTTTTCCGAATAAAGGTAGATAGTAGAGACGCGCTGATTGCAGAATGGCTCTATCTGTATTTTAATCGTTCTGAATTTGATCGGTATGTGATAACAAACTCTTGGGGCAGTTCCACGGAATTCTACAACTGGGAGGATTTGTGCGACATAGACATTGAACTCCCAGATTTACCGACACAGCAGAAATATGTCGATGTCTATAATGCAATGGTCGCCAATCAGCAGGCATACGAGCGCGGCTTGGAGGATTTGAAGCTCACCTGTGATGCACTGATTGATAAAGTTAAGCAT